TTCCTACTTTCCAAACAATGAGTGCTATACCATTTGTTTCAAATAGATTTGCAATGAAGCGTTTCTTAGGAATGACTGATCAAGAGATTGCAGAAAACGAACGTCTATGGCGCGAAGAAAATGAAGAGAATCTTGAAATGCCAGAAACAGATGCAAGTGGCGAAATGCGCGGTGCAGGCATTAGTAGTGCAGGCATTGACGATGACTTAGGTGGTGGAGAAGAAGAAATTCCAGATGCAGACGGTGCTATAGATGGAGGTGCAGGAGAAGGACCTTCAACAGTAACAGGTGATGATGCTACATCAACACCACCAACAACGGACCAAACGGTATAAATACATTATGATACTACGTGAACTATATTACTTTGACAAAGACACACTTGAGACAAATGATGAAAAGCATCTTGACCTAGCTGCTGACGAAAGCCAATTAGAAAAAGATGATACACGTAAAACACGTTTGACATTACGTCAAATTAATAAAATGCGTAAAGCAAGTGAATATCATAACGACGAGAAAGTAAAAGAATTAGATTTTATTCGTCAAATGTATGGCGTTGCTGCCAATGCTGAAGCAGCTATATAATTTTTAAAATATATATTATATGACTATTGCATTTGTTGTAGGTAACGGTGTTAGCCGATCTCCTATTGATCTTACAGAATTACAAAAACACGGACCTGTATATGCTTGCAATGCAGTTTATAGAGATTTTAAACCTGATTATTTAATTGCAGTAGATCCAAAAATGGTTATAGAAATATGCCATTCTAATTATCATGTATATAATAAAGTTTGGACAAATCCAAATAAACGTTATAGCGAATTTAAGCGTTTAAATTATTTTAATCCTAGCAAAGGTTGGAGTAGTGGTCCAACAGCTTTACATTTAGCAAGCGAACATGGGTATGAAAAGATATACATATTAGGATTTGATTATTCGGGATTAGAGAATAATACAATTGTAAATAACATTTTTTCAGGTACAAAAAACTATAAACCTACAGACGGAAAAGCAACTTACTACGGAAATTGGGTAAGACAAACTAGAAGTGTAATAACAAATAATGAAAAAATTTCCTATATTAGAGTTATAGCACCAGATAATTTAGAGCCTCCACAACTAAATAATTGCAACTACAAAACAGAAGAAATTCACATTTTCCTTCAAAATCTGCAAAACGGCTCGTTTTGAGCCTATTTTCGCGCATGTTTTCTTATAAATAGTAAATACATTGACAGCCTAGCCATAGGTACATACATTTATAGGAGATTATAATGTCAGATACAAATAAGTTCGAAGAAATGCTCGAGCGCCTTGTAAACGAAGATCGTGCAGGTGCTGAAGAGTTATTCCACGAGATTGTGGTAGAAAAATCAAGAGATATTTACGAGCAGCTACTTTCAGAAGAAGCTGACGAAGAAGTAGATGAAACTACAGATGAAGAAGTAGATGAAGCTACAGATGAAGAAGTTGATGAGTCAGACGAAGATCTAGACGAAGCAACAGATGAAGAAGTCGATGAGTCAGACGAAGACCTAGACGAAGCAACAGATGAAGAAGTTGATGAGTCAGACGAAGACCTAGACGAATTTATGGAGCCAGCACTAGAAGCAGATCCAACAGACGATATGATGGGTGATCTAGCAGCTATGGGCGATGACGAGCCAGGCGACGAAGAAGGTGATTCAGAAGGTGGAGCAGAGGCTGCACTTGACGACCTAGAAGCAGCATTAGACGCATTAAAAGATGAGTTTGCAGCAATGATGGGTGACGGCGGCGACGACGACGATGCAGAAGAGCCAGAAATGGACATGGATGCAGGCGACGACGAAGAAGGCGAAGAAGAAGCAATGGCTTTTGAAGCTGACGACGAAGTTGAAGAAGCTTCAGACGATGTTGAAAAATCACCAACAGAACAAATGCGTGAATATGTAGAAAAAATCGGTGGCGACCAGTACCAAGCATATGGTAAAATGGGCGACAACGGCGCAAATACAAAATCACCAGTTGCAGGTAAAAACGACATGGGTGGAACAGTATCTAACATGACACAAGCTAAAGATAACGAAGCTGGTGCGCATGATGGATTAGGTGACATGAATTCGAAAGAAGAAAATGCAGGCAACGTAAACGTACCGGGCGGTAAAGCAGCAAAAGCTGGTAAATCAGAGCCAGGACACGGTGCAGAGAAAAAAGCCACAGGCGACAACGGACAAAACAAAAAGTCGACTATTGGTTCTTAATTGAGGAGTTTAGGAATGATGAACTTACGAGAGAACTTGACATTCGACCAGGCAAGGATTGTTGTCGAGTCTGCTAACGAAGGTAAGGACCTTTTTATGAAGGGAATTATTATTCAAGGCGGGATACGCAATGCGAATCAGCGTGTATATCCTGTAAATGAAATTGGCAGGGCTGTCAAAACTCTCAATGATCAAATAAGTGGAGGATATAGTGTTCTCGGTGAAGTTGATCATCCTGAAGGACTTAATATTAACTTAGATCGTGTTAGTCATATGATATCCGAAACATGGATGGACGATGCAAACGGTTATGGTAAGTTAAAAATTCTACCAACCCCTATGGGACAGTTAGTGAAAACAATGCTTGAAGCAGATGTTAAATTAGGTGTCTCCTCTAGGGGCTCTGGTAACGTAAGAGAAGATGGGTCCGGTGAAGTATCGGACTTTGAAATAATCACTGTGGACGTTGTGGCACAACCAAGCGCCCCTGGTGCATATCCAACACCAATCTATGAGCATTTAATGAACGCTCGCGGAGGATATAAGGCATACGAATTAGCTCAGGCAACAAGAAACGACGACAAGGCACAAAAGTATCTTAAGGAATCACTGATTAATATAATCAGTAAACTCCAATAAACTAGGAGAATGTAATGATAGATGCACTAAAAACACTTTTTGAAAACGATGTTGTTTCAGCAGATATCAGAGCTCAGATTGAAGAAGCATGGGAAGCAAAAATTCAAGAGAATAAACTTGCTGCTACTGCCGAGTTACGTGAAGAGTTTGCTCAAAAATACGAGCATGACAAATCCGTAATGGTCGAAGCAATAGACACTATGATTTCTGAAAAACTTTCAGAAGAAATTGCCGAGTTTGCAGATGATCGCAAACAATTAGCAGAAGCAAAAGCAAAATATGCTGTTGCAATGCGTGAAAATGCAAATCTATTAAAAGGATTTGTAATGTCACAACTAGGCAAAGAAGTGAATGAATTACACACCGATCAAGTTAGAATGGCAGAAAATTTTGCTAAACTTGAAGAGTTTGTAGTTGAAGCTCTAGCTAAAGAAATAGCTGAATTTGATGAAGATAAAAAGGACTTAGCTGAAACTAAAGTGCGCCTCATCCGCGAAGGTAAAGCTCATATTAACAAAGTTAAATCTAAATTCATTGAACGCAGTGCTAAAATGGTATCAGAAACAGTACAGTCAACTCTTGCAAAAGAGATTACTGCACTGAAAGAAGATATTGATAGCGCACGTGAAAACGACTTTGGTCGTAAATTATTCGAAGCGTTTGCTTCTGAATATAGCACAAGTTATCTGAATGAAAAGTCAGAGACATCAAAGCTGCTAAAAGTTGTTGAAATTAAAGAAAAACAACTTGCAGAAGCAAAGGTTGCAGCAGATAATGCTGCAAAGCTAGTTGAAACAAAAGAAGCAGAGAAATCTGCACTAGTTGAATCAGCTACAAGAAAAGATATTCTAAACGAATTGGTTGCACCACTAGGTAAAGACCAGCGTGAGATTATGACAGACTTACTGGAATCAGTTCAAACGGCGAAGTTAAGATCATCGTTCGACAAATACCTACCGTCAGTGATTGACAGTAAAGCTCCAGCGAAGCAGAAGGCACAATTAAAAGAAGGCAAAGAAATTACAGGCAATAAAACTAACGTTAGTTCACAAGCAGACGTAAATGATGGAAACGTTGTTGACATCAAGCGTTTAGCTGGATTAAATTAATAGGAGAAAATTATGTCAGAACTACTAGAAAGTCGCTGGCAGGAAACTAAAACCGCTCTTGTTGAAGGTTTAACTGGAAACAAGAAAGCTGTAATGGAAAGCACTTTAGAAAATACTCGCAAGTATCTTTCAGAAAGTGCAACAGCTGGTGCTACTTCTGCCGGTAATGTCGCAACACTTAACCGTGTTATTCTACCAGTCATTCGTCGTGTGATGCCAACAGTCATCGCAAACGAACTAGTTGGCGTACAGCCAATGACAGGACCAGTGGGTCAGATCCACACACTACGTGTACGTTATGCTGATGGCAATAACGGCGCAACAGCAGGTGAAGAGGCTCTAAGCCCATTCAAGATTGCTGAATCTTACTCAGGTGAGCCAAGTTCAGGCGGCGCACCAAGTTCAACAGGATCAATGGAAGGTGAAGCTGGTAACAGACTAAGCATCCAGATCTTGAAACAAACTGTCGAAGCAAAGACACGCAAGCTATCAGCTCGCTGGACTTTTGAGGCAGCACAAGATGCACAAGCACAGCATGGCATCGATATTGAAGCTGAAATCATGGCAGCATTAGCACAAGAAATTACTGCTGAGATTGACCAAGAAGTACTAGCTTCACTACGTGCATTAGCAGGAAACGCAACACAGACTTATGATCAAGCTGCTGTTTCAGGCACAGCAACATTTGTTGGTGACGAACATGCTGCATTAGCAGTACAAGTCAACAAAGTTGCAAACGAGATTGCTCAGCGTACACGCAGAGGCGCAGGTAACTATGCAGTGGTTAGCCCATTTGCATTAACAATCCTACAGTCTGCAACTACATCAGCATTTGCTCGTACAACTGAAGGCGCATTTGAAGCACCTACAAACACAAAATTCGTTGGAACACTAAACAACGCAATGAAAGTGTATGTAGATTCATATGCAGCAGACGGCACAGATGTACTTATTGGTTATAAAGGATCAAGCGAGTCAGACGCACCAGCGTTCTACTGCCCATATATCCCGCTAATGAGTTCAGGTGTTGTACTTGATCCAGGTTCATTCGAGCCAGTAGTGTCATTCATGACACGTTATGGCTACGTTGAGCTATCAAACACAGCGTCATCGCTTGGTAACGCAGCTGACTACCTAGGTAAAGTTGCTATTACTAACGGTAACGTATCGTTTAGCTAAGTTATAACTTACAAACTTTAAAATAGGCGCTACGGCGCCTATTTTTATGACTTTTTTTTAAAAAAGTGGTTGACATTGTTTGTAATGATGTTATATTAGTTACATAAGTTAGGCGACGGTCTAAGTTAGATAGTGCAAGGAACGGTGTTGCGTAGTGACACAACTTGGCTAGTAGCTGTAGTGGCAACATATGAGTGTAGAGATACAAAGATATGTTTTTGGAAGTAACTATCCGATACTAGGCTCCTCCGAAATTGGCATGAGCTACTAGGAGGTTGTTGGTAATCATTAAGTCCGACCTATCATTTTTAATTAAAGCTCTAGCATTTATTTGTTAGAGCTTTTTTCTTATTTGATAAATACATATGTCAATGAGCACCCTTACAGGGGACTTATGCTGAAACCACAGCGTAGACCTAGAACGTCAAAGGAGAAACAATGGGACGTCCAATTAATAAAAGAAACTTCGGAAACGGAGACGGTGGAATTAAGATTTCACGTCATTACTTTACAGGTGGATCACTTGCAACATCAGATGCATGGATCGTAAACCAAAGATCATCAAATAAATTTACAGTTACTGACGGATCAACAACAGAAGTACTTACACTAGTAAACAAAGCAACGAATGGTGATATTGCTGAAGGTGAAATGGAAATTGATGCAATTTTAGATGATTCAACAACAGTACACGTAACACGCTTATACGGTCGTAAAATTCAGTACGAAGGCGGCACAGAAGATGTAGCAAAAGTACGTTGGGCAGCAGGCGAGCATCCTGGTGCAGATGATTCAGGTGCAAACGTAGACTCATTTTAATTGATTGCTTACAACAGGAATAACCTATGACAAAGATACTTGATATACCTAATGGTAATTATAAAATTGCAGTTCAACCAGGCGGCAATATTACACTTAATACAGGTGTAGATACAGGTACAGTTATTGTTACAGGAGATTTACTTGTACAAGGTGAGCAAACAACACTGAATACAACAGAACTAGATGTTGAAGATCGCATAGTTAGAGTTAACTATGGTGAAACAGGTATGGGTGTAACACCTGGTGCAGGTGTTACACAGTGGTCAGGATTACAAGTTGTAAGAGGATCACTACCAGATGCATTAATGGTATGGGACGAGTCTGCTCCATATGAAGACGATGTAACTGGTACACAAGGATTAGGCGCATTTAGTTTTAAAAAAGTAGACAGCAATGGACTTTCAAGCATTGCTGGTATACAAACAAATAGCATAGACAGCGGCGGCGGCGCAATTCAGTTTGATGCAGGTAACAATCCGTTACGTGCAGCGGCCGCTGACTATGAAAACTATGTTGTAGATGATGACGATATACCTAATAGTAAATGGGTAGTTGATTATGTGACTCAGTTTTCAGGACAAAATCCTCCTACACAAATTAGACAAGGTGATACTTTAGTTGCAGCAGAAGATTTTGATAATACAGCAGTACCAAGTGTATGTAGATTACAAGTAGACGGATTTAATCGTTTTGTTGTAGGAACAGCAGAAGCATTTATGTACGATCTCAAATTTGAGGGAAGTACAATATCTTCAGTAAGTAGCGGAGACGACTTAGTACTAGTCGGTACAGCAGGCGGTAGTGTTCGTATACCAGACTCGCTACATATAGATGAAAATGGACCCGGTGCACCTACTGCTCCAGCTACAGGCGCAATTATATATCACGACGAAGATGATGTTAAAGACACTGGGCTAAAATATATTACACCAAACAAACAAGGCGACATTGTAAGTAGAAGAACTGCTGCATTGTTTGCACTAATTTTTTAAGGAAACAGGAAATGGCATTAGCAAATTTAAGTTTAACAAGCAGCGCACAAACATTGCTGTCAGTCCCTGCTGATAAAACATACGTTATTACAACAGTAATTTTTACAAACACAGCAGTCCCTGATCCACTAGACGACACATCTGGAGAGACAACACTTACTGCTCATCTAGTTGAAAGTGGAGGATCGGTAGGCGCAGTTAATATGGTAATTAATTCATTGCCTATAGCAGCTGGAGAAACATTTGTAATGGATACAGAAAAACTTGTGTTAGAAGCAGGTGATAGTATGCAAGTGTTAAGTGGATCACCTAACAATTTAGTTGCAACACTAAGCTACGTGGATATCTAAAAATGAAATTTTATAAGAAGCAACATACTAATTCAAAAAATTTACAAGGTAGAGGCATTATTGTCAAAGGCATTAATGATGAGATTGTATTAGACACACCAAAAAGTGTTAGAGTACCAAGGGGTGATAGTGCTACTAGACCACTTGTACCAGAAGAAGGTATGATGCGTTATCTTATTCAGTCAAATGCAGGCGATCCTATAGACGGTAAACTAGAATTTTATCAAGGAGGCAGTTGGAAAAAGATTCGTATGGGTACAGCTACTCCAATTAACCAACAAACGTTTACTGGAGCAGATGATATCGAAACAATATTTGGTCCTTTAGATAATCAAGATACAGAAAACCCAACAAGTTTTGCAAATAATCCAAGAAGTATATTTGTTTATATTGAAAACGTGTTTCAAATTCCAACAACAAACTACACTTTAGTACAAAATCCTGCAGGCAAAGTAGCTGGTTGGTACTTGGATTTTGGTACTGCTCCGCCTACTGGAAAAGACATCACTGTACTACATAATTTCGACAAATAGTGCATTTAAACCACTTTAAATAAATGATTTCATTATAAGGGCTAATAAGCCCTTATTTTTTTGATTGGATAAATACTAGTAATGCAGCATAGTTGGTTTAAGTTGCAGGACAGACTGTGGTCAACCCGCAAGGTAAGGTGGTTGGAGCGACAGGATCGCCGTTTAATGAGGAGCTGATGTGGCCAACGTAGGAAGAATTTCAGGTCCGTTACTCAAGAGTAATCTTGTACGTGACGATGATCTGGCTATCAATACTAATTTAATTTATTTTGATGTTTCATCAGATCCAGCAAATCCTAAAATAGGAATAATAAACGGAACACCTGCATACGAATTAGATGTAACAGGAACAATTAATGCTACTGACATGAGAGCAGGATCATTAATTGTAGACGATCTTTCATTAGATAATTCTACACTTACAACTACCGTTGGAGATATTAATATTGCTCCTGCGACTGCAACTGATTTTATTAATTTTAATGGTAATGTCGAAGTAGCTGGCAATATACATGCAACAGGATCAATTACTGCTGACGGAAACTTAACTTTAGGTGATGCCGATACAGATAGTATTACAGTAAATGCTGATTTTGCTAGTCATATTGTTCCAGACGTTACAGAAACTTACGATTTAGGTAGTGCAGATAAGAGATGGCGTGACATTTATCTATCTGGTCAATCAATTACATTAGGCGATATCGAATTAAAAGATTCTGGTAATGGTAGTTTACAAGTTTTTACATACCCAGACGGAGAACTTGTAGGCGAACTAGGTGGATTAACAGAAGCTGAAAGTGCATTAATTGACGCAAACTTATTAATCACAGGTGACACACTTCAAACAACACAATCAAACAGTGATCTTTTTATTAAAACTGCTGGTACAGGTAAAGTTATTATTGAAGCTGACTTAGCACTTGGATCAGTTACTATAGATGATGATATTCTAATTGATGGTAATATTATTCAAACTACAGCAAGTAATAGTGACTTAACATTATCAGCAGCTGGCACAGGACAAATACAAGTACAAGGTAACTTTAGGGTCAATGCAGGTGTATCTGTTGATACTATTTTAGACGAAGATGATCTTGTAAGCGATAGTGCAACGGCATTGGCTACACAGCAAAGTGTAAAAGCATATGTAGATACAAACATAGGCAACACTGTTTCATCTTTGATAGGTGATCAAATTGTTGTTGGAACACCATCAGACGGAACATATACTGATGGAGCGTATGTTGGATTAGATCCTGCAGAAGATATAGCCGAAGCCTTTGATCAACTTAACGAAACAATGCGTAATGTTGCTAACAACACTTTTGTAAGAAGCGTTTCATTTACTGGATCACCGTTAGCAGGCGGTGAAGGGTTAACAGTTACATTAAACTTAACAGTGGACGGTAATTCAAATAGATACGATATTACATGGGGTGATGGTGATGTAACAACAAACACTACTGATAGTACACCTAGTCACACGTATACAAGTAATGCAGGGTCACCATATACTGTAATTGTACGTGCGTATAATAATAATGGTACTGGTTATGGTAGCGAAGCTAGTGCTACTCAGGAAGATTATGTAATAATTTATACAGCAGATCCTGTTATGGCATTTGGCCTTTACAGAGCATCATCAGGTGGCAGTGCTATTACCGGTAATGACAAATACGTTATCGAAGGTGATAGCTTATACTTACAAAACATAACAACAAACACAACAATGGCTGCTGTTACCTATTCAATGAACTGGGGTGACGGTTCGTCACTAGACAGCATTGCTAGTGATAGCGATCCAGGCGGAGTATCAGGAAGCAGATTGCAACATACTTGGGGCGCTGCTACAAACACAGGTACTGGTAATGATACCTTAACACTTACCTTGCTAACACATACAACTGCTACACCTGGTATATTCCCTTTGTCGACAACTACTAGCTTAAAAGTTTATGATCCAAATATTGCTGCTCCGCAAGGACTAAGCACAAAAACTATTAGTATCACAGGCACACAAGGTACAAGTCCTAAACTTGCAGCTAGTGCAACTGACAACACAAGCGGTACATCTGGATTAAATGCAGGTGACAATGTATCTAGAATAGAAAGTGCAGCTGGTAATATTCAGACTAGTGCTACAAGTACATTTGCATATAATGCAGCAGCAGGAACATTAAGTGCTATAGTCAACGGTACAGCTGACGGAGCAATAGGATTAAGTGCAGCTGATAACACAGGTACAACAGACAGTGTAACAATTACAGATGAACAAGACTATAACTTGCTAAATGCAGGTGGTAGTTCTACAAGTTTTTCTTCTAGTATATATCATCCAGGATTATACAGCGGGTTTAAAGCTCGTGTAAGTAAAACTAATACATCTACTCCAAAAGGCATTAACAGTTTTCAACTTAGCCATGATGCTACAGGTGATACAAACACGGTAGTGTTTGTTAAAGACGATATCACTACTAATCCTACTGCAACAGGCGGCGCACTAACACAAAATGTATCCGGAACACTTCGTTATGTTAGCGGAGTACCTCATTACAACACAGGTGCAAGTTTAACACTTAGTGGAACAACAGCAACTAACTTAGTTGGTCAAACATATGCAAACATATCTGATGTTGTAGAAGTTACAAGCGGAACAGACACTGAAGGAAGTGGTAGCGGTATTGTAGAGCAAAACTTTGATTATAGCGATGTAGATGGAACAACTTCAATGTTAACAGGGGGCATACCTAATGCAGATACAGGTGTAGGCGGAGCATATTCCTTTGGAGATTTAGTTGTTAATATTAATGCAAGCAATACAAGAGTTTCAGAGCAACTAAGATATAGAGTCCGTAATGTTAATGGATATAGTTCATATGTTAGCTTACCAGAAGTAATTCAAGTCCATAGTGCATCGCAATCAGGAATAGATGAAACTGCAATTGACGTAAGTGCAAGTTTAGGTACAGGCTTTAGTGACGATGCTGTAAGAATATTTGACTTTAACGCAGATACAACAAACACTCCTGCATACAATAGTTCAACAAACTTTTATACAAATAGCGTATATACTGAATCAGCAGATCCTGGCGTAGCTGGAACACAAGAAGCAACAATAAGGTACGGTGTGCTAGAACATAACACTGATGATTTTAGTGTCTTATTACCAGCAGGACCAGACAGAAGTAGCGACACAGGTACACAATATTTTACAATGGCATTTAGACGTCAAGTTGTTGCAAACTTTGATATTAATATTACAAGTTCAACAGGCGTAACAGGTGTTTTCATTGCTGCTCCTGGATCAGGAATTGATGGTAGCAGTACAATCAACGGTTGGTTAGAGTGTGCAGGAGTTTATAATGGTGTAGGACTTCCAGGTGCATCAGGATCACCTACAAACACAAATGGGTGTGCAGTAAACCCAGGTGAAAGAATAATTCCAGGGCAATCACTAAGTGGGTCGTTTTCAATGACACTAGGTACAGCAAACATGACAGATGCAACAGGTAATGTTGTGTTAATAAGAATAGCATTAGCAGCAGGCGAAAGTGTTACAGCACTTTCAATTTCGTAAGGTAAAGTAAATGGCAATAAGTGACATACAAAAAATTGACTGGCTTTGGAAAAAAGTAGGTTACGGTGTAGCGAAAACTGACGTCAATAGTATTAAGACTGCGGTAAACGAAAGCATTGGAAGTGGATTACTTTTACGTGCAGATCAACTTTGGGGAGATAGTGCTGATATACCTGACACAAAGCCCTTAGTAGCCGCTGCTCCTGTAGCACTATATACAGCAGAATGTACTGCTGATGCAACTGCAACTCCAAACAGAACTTGGAAAACAGGATACGAAAACTGGATACCTCCACAGTTTGGTGCTACATATCAAGTAAACGTATACATTGATAGTGCAGGCGCAGCTAATCCAGCTACAACTGGAACAAAGATATTTGCTGCTGGTTCAGGTAGCAACGATGAATGGTTCTTTGATTATCAAGCAGGTATTATAAATTTCATTGGTACTAATTTACCTTCAGGCATTAGCGGAAAAGTTATATATGTTGAAGGTGCTGTATATGAAGGTGCATTTGGTCCTGCAGGTTCAAACGGGTCTCAATTTGGACAAGTTATTGTTGGTGCTGGACCAGGTGGAACAGAAATTATTACACCACCATACGAAGATTTAACAATTGGTGCAGGTACCGGTGGTAACACTTCAGTTGGCGGCAACGATGATATTGTTATAGACGGCCAAGGTAACACAGCAATTGGACAAGGCGGCGGCACAACTACTATCGGCGAAAACGTTGAAGTTGATCCAAACGGTAATTTAAAACTTTCATCTATTGCAATAAACGGTAATAGAATAGAGACATATGATTCAAACGCTAACCTAGAGTTACTTGCAGCAGGCACAGGCATAATTGATATGCTCAGTGATGTAGTTGCTCCTAGCTTAACTGTAAGTGATTTGACAGCAGGGCGTGTTGTGCTTGCTGGCACTGACGGAGAATTAGAAGACAGTGCAAATCTAACATTTGACGGGGCTACATTAACACTTACTGGTGATGCAAATATTACAGGTGATCTAACTTTAGGTGGTAACATAACTATTGGTGATGCTGACACTGACTCTATTACAGTAGCAGCAGACTTTGAATCGCACTTAATACCAAACGACGATGATACATATGATTTAGGTACAGACGAAAAACGCTGGCGTTCATTATATGTAAGCGGTAGTACAATCTACTTAGGTGGATTACAAATGGAAGATAACGGCGAAGGCGGCCTTGTAATTGTAGGACCTGATGGCTCACGCACAAACTTTGAAGCAAGTGTAATTGACGCACATAGCATTGTAGTTGATGAGATTAGTATTGACGGAAACGTAATTCAAACACTTAACACTAACGCAGATTTGGAACTAGATGCTGCTGGTACAGGTAGAATACTTGCTAAAGGTATTGATGTTAACATGCCAGAAGGTAATGTACATTACGTTACTGCAAATGGTGATGATAATAATAGCGGATCACTTCCTAATGATGCTTTTGCAAGTATTTCATTTGCATTAACACAAGCAAGCGCAGGGGATATAATTGAAATAAGTGCTGGTACATTTGAAGAAACATTTCCATTAGATGTACCTGCAAATGTTACAGTACGAGGTGCAGGGTTACGTGCAACACAGATTAAACCTACAGTAGCAACAAGAGACTTAGATGGATTTAGAGTTGACGGCGGCGTTGTAATTGAGTCAATGACTATCCGTGAAATGGAATACAATACTACCAACGATACAGGTTATGCTATACGTTACAAGCCAACAGCAAGTGTTACAATACGTTCGGCGTATATCAAAGACATCACTGTTGCAAACTTTGGCTCTAGTGTAAGATTAGGTACAAATGCAGCAGATGATCCATACGGATTTTTAGCAGGTGATTCAGGTCGAGGGGCACTAGTAGACGGTGCAAGTATTGCTGCTGGATCTATTGAACCAGCAATGTTGTTTGATAGTGTTACATTTATTGTTCCTAACAGTAGTGGACTTATTATTACTAACGGTGCTAGAGTAGAATGGCTTAACTGTTTTACATACTTTGCTAATGAAGGCATCAAAG